TATCTAATGCGCCAGTTGCAGGAAATCCCCATTCCACTTTCATTCCGAACATTGTGCCAATCGCTCGGATAAAAGCTAATTTTGGTGGTAACCCCTGCTTACCAGTCAATGCAGTCAAAACTGAGTATGCCGGTAAAGAAGAAATTTCAAATGCTGAAATTGCTGTTACACGCGCCTGATATTGACCCGCATAAATACCTGGTACCTCTACCGAGTTATTGCCTGTCAGTGGTAATTTAATCCAGCTCCCGTCATCTTTACGCCACTCAACCAGATACTTAACTGCTCCACGGGCTTGTGCCCATGACACAATCATTGTGGCAACATTAATACCTTGATCTACTCGGCTTTCACTTGTAATGGTGACGTTTGTAACCGCATCCTGAACAGTAGGATTAACAATTGAAATAGGTGCTTCTTCAAAATGTGCTCCAGTGTCGATTGCATCAAACTTTGAAGGATTGTATTGAAGAGCAGTAATGCTAAATTGATGTTTATCATCTTGAGTAATAGAGATGACCCGAAACTTCATTGTTGCCAAGTCTTGAGCATCTAAAACCCAAATGTTTAGCACAGCAATCGAATTCACATCAAAAGCCGTGGTTACTGTAATAACTCTACCTGCTATTGACTGAACAATACGTGTTTGGGCTTTGCCATTTTCACCATTAATTACGAGTCGGTCGCCAGCTTTTGCAACCACATTATCTCGGTCCAAAGTAATACTTTTACGATCTGCCGAAATAGCAGATACACGACCACCATTTGCACGACCTGCAAATAGAGGATCAGCAACTTCAATTACTTTCCCCGGCAAAGGAATGTGTCCATCTAGACCAACTTTGAAAGACACTGTACGTGTTTCAAGTTGCTCTGACTTTAAAGCCCAGTGACCTGCTCTCTGCGCTTGTCCGCGCGAAGTACATCCCCAAGCATCAATTTCCAAAATACGAACTTGGCCCGCTTCAGCAATTGCTTTCTCATCACGAACAAACTCATATTCGGTTTTGTAGTGATTAGCTGGGTTATCCCACGCAATTTTTACAACATTATGGCGATCACGCGCACGGGTTCCTGAGTATTCAAAATTGCCATCAATGACATTGGCACGTGTATAAGTGAAATATGTATCTTGGGGAATATCCGCATCGCAAATAATGCTATTACCATCCCAAAACGTTATCGCACGAAACACACCAGCTAACTTAGTTAAAATCTCAAATGCACCTTCTGCGCTCTGAAGATAAACGTTACAAGTAAAGCGTGGTTCCTGCCCCCCTAGACCATCCGGCACCATTTGGTCACAGTATTGTGCTAAACGATATAAAGACCACTTATCAACCATGAGTGGGGTTAATCGGTCACCCAAAGCATAACGGTCTACGGTGCATATATCGTAATAGATCCATGCCGGGTTATTGGAATAAGCCTCTTTGAAAGTGCCGTCCCACATTCCAACATATTGCCGTGTTGCTGGATTGTAATTAGTAGGAACTTTTAGGAGCCTACCCTTTGTATCCATAGCAACTTTTGCTACGTTTCCAAAAGTCTCGGCATCATATTGAAGACCAAGTAAAGCAGTATTTGGATAACGTAATTTTGCATCAATTACCTCTGTTACCGCAGATACATACATCTTGTCGCTGATATATTCAGAAGATGAGTTAGGGGTAATACGTCGAACTCGCAATAACCAGCCACTATCAGCCTTTGGCAGGTCAATACGGTGAGCACGCTCATAATTTGCCGAAGTCTTATCTGAAATTTTAGCTCTTAATACTTCACTCCAACTATTGCCATCAGTCTGCAAATCAATCGCATACTCAATTGTTAATCCGCTCACATCCCCATTTGTTGCGTCTTGAGTACGCAAAGGACCCCATTTGAAACGTACACGGACGGCATCCAGATCTAGATTATTAAATGCTTTTACCCAAGGCGTGCCTGATTTCAACTCAACATCTATTGCTGTCTCATTTTCAACAGCAGGGAAACCTTCTATATATTCCTGATCATTAGTACCATTACGGAAATCTGTTTTTACATTGTCAAAATTAAGAGTTCCAGTTGGACCTTCTAGCGGCGTTTCCTCAAGAAAAACGGATTGAAGACCATTTGCCAAGCCTTCAATCGGCCCTTCGGAAATACCGTATAAAACTTTAATGTAGGTTTTAGATTGTGCTGAATCTGGGGCAACTACTGGCTGTCTAGCTTGTTGATTGCCTTTTTTTGCGCCTTTTACAATCGCCATATCAAATCTCACGCAATAAAAAAGGCGCTAAAAAGCGCCTGTAAAAGATTAAAAAACTACATCTGATCTTCTGGATACTGACCAGCACTGACAATGAATCCACCTACTTCACGCTGCCCATATAGAATGGGTACAGGATTGCCTTGCGCCACTGTAGTCACTGCACCGCCAAAACCTTCGTTTGCTCTGTTGCCATCTTGGTTTTGATCTTGAGTGGTAGATACTTTAGGCATAAGCATCATGGCCACTCCACCAAGCATCATTCCAATACCTGAGCCAATCAATGCAGCACCGAGTGGTGCTCCACCGCCCAATGTGCCTACAGTTACTAAAACCCCCACCACGACCATCACAGCACCCAATACAGTCTGTAATATTCCATTACCGCCTGCACCAACTACACGTGGAACAATATGAATAACCTCAGCTTCAGTATTCATATCAAGCTGTTCTTCACCAATATTGTCACCAGTGATTAGACGCTTAGTTTCATGATCGTAAATTGCTGGGCGTTTCTTGCCTCGCTTATTACTTGAGTTCTTTCCTTTTAGAAACACGGCAAAGCGTAGGCCCTGCTCATGTGCATGCAACATAAAGTGTTCAAAGCCAGCGATCTGAACAGATAATGCACGCATGGCTTCACGTGTATTTGCGACATCTAGCTTATATTCACGTCCAAATTTTTTACCCAAAACGCCATATAACTTAATTGTTTTTAACATCTCTGTGCCTCAAGATTTTTACAGTACGTTCACGCCACTGTTGACCATAAATTTCGCGTACTGACTTTCTGTTATACGGATGATGCAGTATTAAACTTGAACCTATGCATTGTTCTGTCTGTTCAGATTTAAGCTGACCATTATCACCCAGCCAAACAACCGCATGATTGGGATGCTCAGTACGCCCAACACGACAAACAAGCATATCGCCATATTGTGGTGTATCTACTTCATAGAAGCCTGCTTTTTCATAGTTTTCAAGATAAAGTGATGGATGGGATTTATCCTCCCACCAAGCATCTTTTCTCTGAAAATCCAACAGCTCCACACCTAACTCACGGCTATAAAAATCACGTATAAGTGCATAGCAATCTTGCCAGCCATGAAAATAATTACGCCCCACTAAAGGGGCGCGATAATCACACGGCTCGTAGATTTGAAAATCCAGATCCGGATATGAACAAATTACCCATGGCTTTTTATGTAGTTCAATCTGAATCAGATCGAGTTCCGATGCTCTTGTTGTTCCATCTGGATGGGAATGCACATAAGCTAAGATTTCGCCTTGATCTTCAGCCATAGCTAAATCTTCAGGATGGATTTCGAACTGATCAGATTGTTCGGCAATATTGCGACAAGCGATATATTGCTTATCAACAATCACACCGCAGCATTCATGCGGATAGCATTCATCGGCATGGGCCATGATTGCTTTTTTTGGTTTTTGCTGTAAGTTTCATAAAACCTCACAATAAACTTGATGCAGGGAACCCGCCAAAAGGTAATGGCTTGTTTTCTCCAAAACGCAAACGGCATGAACGCAAACTCCCACTACATCGATCTAAAGCTGGATCATTGGTAGGCTCATCTTTATCGGTGAACATTGCTGCTCCGGTATATCCACATTCCTCACCACGGTAATTGCCCATCATGCACCAGTGGCATAACGAGGTAATTTGACGTACAGGAATTTTCAACCCTTCAAAATCAATTGGGTTTGAAAGCTCAAAAGTTACTTGCTGGGCGTTTTCAGATGTTTTTTGCTCGATATACCAAAGCTGCTCTTTAAACTCATTGGAAGCAGTTGGATTGCCTGCTGTGAAGTTTTCGGCATCAAGATATTTAGCAAGTGTGGTAATGACTTTAAGTTTTGCACCCGCAAAGTCTTTAAATTGCAAACAATAGGCAGATACAGCATTTTGAATTCCATTAATATTGTTGGCCATTGATAAGGTCGGTGCAGAAGCTTTACCATCCGAACGCATTTCAAGGCCAGAGACCTCAAGCGCCATTGGCTCAAATACTTGACCTTGCCAAATAATATTTCGCATCCATACTTTCTGATCGCCAATATTAAAAACTTTATCGGCCTTGATTGTTGCTGTGTCAGCCTTCCAACTTGTTAAGTCAGCTGAGACATAAATCTTTTCCCAATCTTCATAAGAAATATGCCCATGGAAACGCAAAATGCCAGCTCCTAAAGCGCTGGCATCTAATTCATATAGGGTGATTAACCCATCTACATAAAGTTTCTGGAAATCACTATTCAGTGTCATCTGGTAGTGTCTCCTCTACAACAAGCTCTTCATGTAAACGGATATCAATCCAGCGGCCTTCTGGAATATCGAGTGGATTTTCGAGATCAGCTACAATGGCTGCCTTTTCCACATCAAACTTACGTT